ATCCAGGAGAATTTTATTTCACATGTTGATCAATCCGCAGTTGAGATTTTTAACAATCATGGTATCACAGATCCGGTGGACCATTGGAATATTGCCAAGACACGGTGTTCTGTGCAATTTTATCAGAACAATATCATCGAACATGCCATAGCAAACAACACATACCAGTATATTTGGGATACCAATGTCACTGACTACAAATGGTCCAGGTTGAAAACCTCGGTGTCAGATATAGAAAAGTTCAAACGGATTTGCAATGAAAAAAGAAATAACTGAAAAGTTCTATCAACGGTACAAGGATGTGTGTTGGGCGCCAACAGACCTTAGGTCCGACGCTGATTATGACTGGATCGCCGAATCATCTCAACTGCCGTGGTTGCGACTGGATATCCATGTGCCAACAGAGAACATACTGCAAGAAATACAAAATATTAAACATCTATGTGTGCCACATCGAGACGATTATGCAGAAAATGCAGGTTGGGAAAGTTTCTGCATACATGGCAAATCCTACGACGCCACTCGTGAAGATAGCTATTACTGTGACGATCGACCTTTTGAATTCACAAAAGAAGCCTTGGCTCTTATGCCTGACACTGTTGAATATTTTAAAAATGTCTGGCCGCACTTGAGTTACAAACGGGTAAGGGTCATGCGATTGAAACCCAATGGGTACATATCGGTACACAAAGACAGTGAGATATCGCGCTTGTCACCTGTAAACATAGCGATCGATCATCCGCCCAACTGTGGATTTGTCATGGGGAAATTTGGTACGGCACCGTTTGTGTCCGGATGTGCATTGATCTTGGATGTGTCCAATTACCATACTGTGTTTAATCATAGTCAGCAAGATCGGTGGCATATCATTGTTCACCAAAATAACAATGATAAATTCCAAGACCTGGTTGTGAAAAGTTATAAAAATCTGTATAATACAATGTATGAAAAGAGCAACCATAACCATACGCGATGAAGTGAACATCAAGATCGAAGGCCTGGATCTTGACACTCGCAGAGATCTAGTAAAGAAATTCAAATACGATGTGCCTTATGCCCGCTATCTGCCTGCTGTGCGCCTGGGACGGTGGGATGGCAAGGTGGCCTATTTCCAACTGGGCGGCAGCACTTATGTGAATCTCTTGCCTGACATAATTCCCATATTAGAAGCACAAAACTACGATATCGAGCTAGATGATCAGCGCGAGTATTCTACTACATTTGTGTTTGACCAAGTGGCCGAGACCACATATGAGGATCTTGCATGGCCTACGGGACATCCCGCAGAGGGGCAACCCATTTTGTTGCGTGACTATCAAGTGGAGATCGTGAACAACTTTCTAGCCAACCCACAATGCTTGCAGGAAGTGGCCACAGGTGCAGGCAAGACCATCATGACAGCAGCACTAAGCGATGCAGTTAGTGCATACGGCCGCAGTATCGTTATCGTGCCCAACAAAAGTCTTGTGACACAAACAGAAAAAGACTACAAGAACATGGCGCTGGATGTGGGTGTGTATTTTGGTGACAGAAAAGAATATGGTCGTCATCACACCATTTGCACCTGGCAGAGTCTAAACAACTTGTTAAAGAACACCAAGAATGGTGTGGGTGATTGCACCATACAGGAGTTCTTAGAGGATGTGGTTTGTGTGATAGTAGACGAAGTACACATGGCCAAAGCAGATGCATTAAAGACCCTACTCACAGGCGTGATGGCGCAAGTGCCAATTCGGTGGGGATTGACAGGAACTATTCCAAAAGAACTATTTGAAAGCCAAAGTCTGTTGGTGAGCCTGGGGCCAGTGATATCAAGACTGGCTGCTAGTGAACTACAGGATCGCGGCGTACTAGCACAGTGCCATGTGAATGTGGTGCAACTGGTAGACACTCGTGAACACAAGACCTACCAAGAAGAACTGAAATATCTCCTGGAAGAACCCGGCAGACTGGATGCTATCGCGCAACTAGTCCTGCAGGTGAATGAAACAGGCAATACACTGGTGTTAGTAGATCGCGTGGCAGCCGGACAGGAACTGGTGTCAAGGCTAGGCGACCGTGCTGTGTTTGTGTCGGGTGCAACCAAAGCCAAGGCTCGACAGGATGAATATGATGAAATTGCCACCAGCACAGACAAGATCATTGTGGCCACATACGGTGTGGCAGCAGTGGGTATCAACATACCAAGAATCTTTAATCTAGTGATGATCGAACCCGGCAAGAGTTTCACTCGAGTGATACAAAGTATTGGGCGCGGCATCCGCAAAGCAGAAGATAAAGATCATGTGCAGATCTGGGACATCACCTCAACATGCAAATTCAGCAAACGACACTTGACCAAACGCAAGGTCTTTTACAACGAAGCTAACTATCCTTACACTCAGGAGAAATTGTCATGGCAATAGGTTGCATTCTTCACAACTATAATATACAATAAACTAATGCGTATCCTTACATTAGACAATCGACCCTACGATCTCGACCATTTGCCTGAAGAGGTGGATGACATGAGATTTGCCATCCTAGACAATTCAGACCCGGCCAATCCAGACTATCATTATATTCCACTAATCTTTTTGGAAAGTTTTAATGCACCTGCACTGGTCCTACAGATAGGTGATTTCAAGATCAAAATGCCTGTGGATTGGCAGATCCTGATTGGTGAACCCGAAGTAGGAGATTTAGAAATGCTGCCACTCACCAGTGTGAATGATCGTGGCTTCCGAGTGTTTCAATTCAATCCACTCAGCAGTTTCCGCCCCAGTTTTCCATCTTTAGAAATCATTGACGTATATCAAGAAGTGGCATGGTATGCACCCAAGCTGAAGAATGGACAGATGCTGTGTGTGCCCATAAATGATGCAGAGCAACCGGACTGTGTGTATTTTGTCAAAGACATCAGCAGAAACTGCGAGATAGTGGATTACAATCGAGCCTGGTGATGGGACAGTTGAAGCCTGCTGTGACACTGATATACGAGCGTGATGGCGATACTGTGTATCAGCGCGAAGTCGGAGCAGATCCTGCCACACGAACAGAAGTGGGGCATGAGTATGATTCCAGAACCAGTGACGGCAGACCTTTGCGAGAACAAATAAAAGAAGCCAAGTTGTGGGGTGATATTCATCGAGCAGCCACTACCAATCCTGCTTTACAAGATGCCTTGGAACGTGCTATAATGATCTATCACTTGACCAATACAAAATGAGCGACAAACTAAACATCGGCAACGAGATGCGTCAATTGGACGCAAAGAACCGTGACTTCTATGATGAACTCACACCGGAAGAACGCCGGAAGTTCTCCACCTTCCTCATGGTGCGTTGGGGATCAGCTGTGGATGGCAGCAGAGAGATCCAGGAATACTATGTGCAGAGCACAAACCATTACTTGAACAAGCACTTCTTTAGCATGCATCGGCATCCCAAACTGCAATGGCTCATGGCCACAGCGGTGAGCCCGGGCATGGGCACAATGCGACACAACTGGATAGCACCCAAGAAGAAAGAAGCCGGTGCGTCGGCCTTAAAGAAACAACTGCGTGAGTTATATCCACATTTCAAAGATGATGAGATCGATCTTATGGCTCGGCTCACAGACCGAAAAGAAATAGCTCAACTGCAACGGGCTCATGGCAACGACTAGCGACTTCACCTGTAAGTATTGCTCTCGATCATTCAGCCGAGAATCCACGCTGAGTGTGCATGTTTGCGAACAAAAGAAACGCTGGCAAGAGCAAAGTGAACGCGGCGTGCAGTTGGGTCTGCAAGGCTACTTGAAGTTCTACGAATACACACAAGGGTCAGCCAAACTAAAAGCCTGGGATGACTTTGTGACATCACCTTACTATCGTGCATTTGTGAAATGGGGTAGGTACTGTGTGGCGGTGCGGGTGATCCAGCCTGAACGATTTCTTGAATGGTTGTTGAAAGGCAATCGAAAGATTGACAACTGGTGCAGTGATCGGCTATACACAGAGTATCTTGTGACTCATGTGCAGAAAGAAACAGTGAATGATGCGCTGGCCAGGGCCATCGAACATGGGTTGGATTGGAGTGAACGGACTGCTTCTCCAGCACATGATTGTTTGAGAT